CTAGGCCTGGGTCATTAGCAAGCCCTAAGTCTTTGATAGTTTTGACAATTTCTTCCCCACCAAAGTGCTCTAGAGTCTTATTTGCAAGCCCTAGATTATGGTCAAACTTCTCTCCAAAGTCTGCTCTAAGGGATTTAATAGACTCTTCTTTGCTTGTTTGGTGAATGGTATTTGCTCCATCCAATGATTTCTTTACCTGGCCCTGATAAAATTCAAGTACCTGTTCGGCTTGCTTAGGTAAAATCCCTGCTTTATGGGCAGCTACTTTAAATTCATTAATAAATTCTTTCTCTAAAGCTGGATTTTTCTCATCGGCTGCTGGGCCATTTAACTCATAACCTTCTACATTCTCAGGTAATCCCATCTTCTTGAACATATCATTCCAAGCTTCTGGAGTAGAATCTTTCCCAGGAACGATGACTTTATCTTTCCCAATCTGCTTCTGAGCGTGGACATAGGATTTCATCATATTACCGAAGTTCAGTTTCTTATCTTCCCCTAAAAATACTTTTATAGAAGGGTCAGATTTAATATCGTCTGCCACTCCTTCAGGAAATTCAACGCCTTGCGCCCATTCAGGCATTTCAAAGGCCCCTGGTTCTGGAGGTGTTCCTGCTGGGGGTGCTCCTCCGCCTCCGCCTAAAAGTCCTTCTTCCTCTCTCAGTTCATAATTACGAAATCGTGTAAACATTTTCTTGCTCCTCAGTTTCTAAAGATTTATCTACCATTCTCATATATTTTTCATGGTCCACTTTCATATTAGCTAGGATATGGAGTCCGACAGACCTCATACCTTCATTAAATACTGTATCGTTCAAGTCCCCGTTATAACAGGATTCATTCATTTTACAGAACTTAAACAAATCTTTTAGGACTTCTTTCCCATCAGGACTATCAAATAGTCTTTGATACTGACTTAGAAGGGAAGCTCTCTGCTTTGCCTTCTTCTGAGCTAAGTCCTTCTTCACCTTACTTGTCTTGATCATACTATCCTCTGTCACCTATTTGAGCTTCTACTCCGCCCACTTTGCTATAAGTATCTGCATCTTGTTGATTTTTAAGTGCTTCTTCTTCGGCAGCTATTTTCTGCTGTCTATCAGCTCTCATTTTCTTGATGGCCCCTTCTTCTCTCATAATTTCTTCATTTAATCCATAAAGTTGAGCTATAAGATTAGTCAAGAAATCTAGGTCGAAGTTATCCATAACACTAGGGTCTAGAGCAGCTATAGGGCCAATAGAGGCCATAGCTCTTTGAATTACTTCTACTTGAGAAGTCTTCTGGGCTCGGGCAATCATTGATGAATATTTACCTGTGACTTTATTATGTGTTTTTAAAATATCTGGAGCAGGAGGAAATCTCTTTTTCTCTAATAGAGTATTAAAAAGAATGTCCACCATAGGAGTCAAGAATTCTGACTTCTGACGGCCAAGGATAGGGCCCATTAATCTTAGTCCCTCTTCAATTCTTTGCATGACTTCTGTGGCCGTCATTTGAGGGTCACGAGTAAGGCTTAAAAGGTTATTAAAGAATCCCTCTTTAATTTTTACTTCTAATCTATCTAAAAATTCTACACCAAAATCCGGTCTAGCTTTAATATCCATAGTCTCAATTCTATCTTTAGAACCTGGACGATAATAATTAATCCCACCTGGGCTGATTTTAGTAGGGTAATAACTCCCATCATCAGGAACTTGCATAGGAGGATCTACCATTTTCTGAGCAGCTCTAACCGTTGTTTGCATAATAGAATTTATCATTTTTACGTCTGGGAGAGTCTTCATCCCAGGACCACGACCGAACTTCTCGCCCGTTAATTTAGTCCAACGAACTACCATGAATGGATTAGTCTTAAATCCACCAGTACTTATAGTCTTCTTTAATTCTACAAGGACATATTTAGATACGAATTTAAACCCTCTAGCAGAGAGAGACTTCTTATCCGCACCCCTTTCATCAGCAATAGGGTAAACAGCGTGGATAATATCGAACTTTCGAACAGTTCCGCCCTCAATTAGTTCTTTTAGAATCTCTTCTGGGACGTTTTCCTTGCCAAATTCTTGGACAATTTGACGGGCTGTCCATCTAATCTTCCTCATTTCAGTATCAATAAACCCTTTACTGTTCTCATCTACTTCTACATCGGCAATAGAGAGCGAATGAAAGATTATATCTGTCTCTTTATCGGGAAGCATTAGGAGAACACTAGACCCGATAGTGGCCTGGTCCATATAATATTCGTGGATTTCAGTATAGAAATTGGAATTATCGATACTATAATACATTTCATCAGTACATTTCTGTAGCCATAGACGAACATCGTCTCTTTTATCTAGGTCAGGCCTTCCTGTTGTAAGCTCGAACCAACGAGTCGCTGGATTGGTAAGCATGGAATGAAGTCCGGCAGCGAGCTTCTCAGCAGCTTCTACAGCAGTACCATCCACAATCCTTTGAGCCCGTTTCTCTCCTGAGTTCTGGTCACGTGGAGTCCAGATGTCGGCCTTCCTAGGGATTGTATGTGTATACACATCATCCCAATGTTCTTCCCAGTTGGCCTTGTCAGTATGTAATACCTCAAACCTCTTACAGATTTCTGCTGCTTCCATTTACCCACCTAAAATATCTGTTGAACGGGTCTGCTCAATAACACCTGGCTGACCCTTTCTGAATCTAAAATCACTAACTCTTTGTTCATATAATGGGACGAGGAGGTCAAGTAATCTACCCCCCTTATCCGCTTCTATTAATCCTACTTGTGCCGCTGTTTGGTCGGGAACATTAAAATTATTTCCCCGGAAGGAACCAGTTTTAGTGGCCCCGGATTGTCTTGTTGTTTGAGTAGGAGCTGATATATTAGGATCTAGAAGAGATTCTAAACTAGAACCTTTACTTAGAAAGTCGTTAAAGGCCTTTACATCGTAGCCCGTCTGAAATGATTGCGTTTCTTTACTCGACATATATCCTCCTACTTCCTTATACTATATCCGAAAATGTTATGATCATCAATGTTTGCTTGTGTTGGTCGATTTCTATTAGCCTTCCTTCGGATGGAATAGTCAAGTATATGTGCTCCCATTGCAAAGGTTCTGAAAGCATCAGAACCATGAGAGGACCAATTATGTAGAGGGTTATTCTTGAATACATTATTTTTATGGTCAAATTCTTTTTGGTATTTCTTTAATGCCTTCAGCCCATCTTTAGTTGTGGTAAGATTAAAGAGACAAAGTGGTAATATGGCCCGAACGTGGTCTATTCCATCTGCGACAGGAGTTCTAGGGAGGACCTCAACAGTTCCCACCCCCATCAATTCTTCCAACTTTTCTTGCCTAGTTATTCCCGTCCCAATCTCCCTATGACCTCCGTCATGTGGTAAAATATGTTTTCCATAGAGATAGTCTTTCTGTTTTAAAATCTTAGCGACTTGAGGCATACCTTTACCTACCCACTCTTCATATTCGACAATTCGAATCTCTGTCCCTACTTTTTGGACAAACCAAATCGCCATATAATCTGAGATACCTAAATCCCAAAACGTATAAGTTTCAATCATCGGTATGGCAGGAACAACAGCTATTTGATTGTTCTGACTCATCCTATCTAGAATATGAGCATAATAGAATTGCTCTGATGAACCAATAAATGAACACATCATCTCTTGAGCATATTCTTCTGGAGTCAAATCCAATTTCATCATCTCTAATTCAACCGGGTCAATTGCTAAAGTCTGGTCAACATCAAATTTCTTTGTGTACCATCCCTCTTTCCCCTCTGAATTCTCGAACAATTCAGCAAAGTGATTAGGCCCCTTACTAGTTCCAATGAAAATAACCCACCCTTTTCTATCGATAATCGTCGCACGAATAACTGTACGCCAAGCACGAGGGTCCCATTCGGAATACTCATCGCAAACGACTCCATCAAAGTACATCCCCCTGATAGATTCGAAGTTCTCAACACCTAATAAAAATATTTTTGCAGGGGTTCTACCCGGTAATCTTATTGTTACGATTAGTTTTTGTTCATCATAATGTACGTCGGGCAGTTTAGAAGTAAAGAGCTTAAGGTAATCCCAAATTATTCTTCTGGCTTGTTCTTTTGTTGGAGCAATGTAGGCAAACTGAAGGTTATCATGCTTATTATCCCGTAACATAATTAGCAGACTTCGAACGATATACCACGCGGCCCAGAACGACTTCCCCGCCCGACGATGCCAGCAGAGGACATTAAATCTTTTCAGAAATTTTGTTACCTCTGCTTGGTACTTTCGGAGCTTAACTCCTATATCAATCGTAAGTGTCGCCACTATTAAATATCATCTACTGGTTCATACTTATCTTTAATAGAAGAATCAGGCATAGTAGAAGTAATAGTACCTGGAGCATCGGCGACATCGGCTACCTTCTTGTTGACTCTGTTATTCCTATCATCCATATCCTCTTGGCTAATGCCTTGATTAGAAGAAATCGGTTTATCCATAAGGTGACTAACGTCTCTTCTAGGTCCCTCAACCACAGGTAAACCACCTGAAGTTATTTCAGAAATAGTTCCATCGGATAAAGAAGCAATCTGTGCATCTAGTTTCTTTTTCGATTCTAGTAAAGTCGCTAAAGTTAAATCACTTCCTGAAGCTGTATTCTCAGAAACAGTGACACTACTAGAAGGGGCAAGAGGAACTTCTTCAACAATTCTGTCTCCCCTTCCTAACAAAGCACAAACTACTGGGTAATCTAAGTACTCTTCATCAGTCATATTCAACGCTTCAATAGCGCCTTCTTTCATCAACTTCCCCATAGCATCATCATCTAGGATTTTTGCTACTGACATATTTAGAAAAGATTTTCTCTCCTCTGCACTAGGTCCCGTTGATTTTTCTTTAGTGGTAACTATATTCCCACTCCCATCAATTACTCTGTCTCTATCGTACATGTTTTCTCCTAGACATCATCGATGTCATTAAATTCTATAGTTGGTATTTTTTCTTCTTTACTTAAAATAGTATAATCCGCATCTTCAATATCAGAACCAGTAAAGTCCCCCTCAAGTCCTTCGATAACGATAGTGGTAGGGGTGACATTCTCAACTTCAATTTTCTCTTTGTACTCATCTGGGAACATATTCTTTAATTTGAATATCATTAATTTAGCTTCGGTCTTAACTTCTTTGGTAATCCCGTCGATTAGTATCCCTTCCCAAAAGTTGAGGGCAACAGCAACAGCTCGTTCTTTCCACTCTAACCAATCAGGATGTCTTTCTTCCCAGGCCCTAAGTGTTGTAGCGGAGATACCTAATTTCCCTGCGAAGGAATTGTAGGATTTACCGTTACCCATGTGTTCAACAAGAGGTATCCCAAACTTTTCATCGTAAATAGTTCTAGCTTTGAAATCTGCCTGTATATCCATGAAGTCAAAGTCATCAGGTTTGAGGTCGTCACGGAAAATGTCCGACAGCATTTTCTCTCTGGACTTGAATCCGTGACGGACAGTCTCCACTTCCCGTGTAGGTGTCTCTTTACCAGCTTGTTTCTTTTCAACAGGTTTATATGGCATTAATAATTGCTCCAGTTTGAAGAGTAGGGGATTTTTGAACTAAATGCAAATGTCTTGTCACTATTGGTACCTTGTAAACAAATTTTATTGGCAAAGGTATTTTTGGGATTAATGTGTGCCAGTGAGGGCGCACCTAAATTAAAACTCCGGCACTTTGGGGGTACCCCCTCCAAATAGACCCCGCCCCCTATTATATTAGGCGCTTATCTATCATATGAGGTCGGTTGACTC